TCATGGTGCGTTTCCTTCTTTTCCCGGCCTGATCCAATCTTCCAAGCCGTCGAAGCAACTCAGCAGATCATGCGTTGTCAAGGTCCATTTGTCATTGTCGGATGCCTCTGTGTTCCACGTCATCACTGAATCCGACAGGGGCTGATTGCCAGCAAGAGCACTCTCGAAGTTTGAGCCGATGAACTCTCTCATCTCCGCGGCATCCAGAGGCCGGCGCTGCTCAAGACGTTGTATTTCGGCCCGCAACGCCCTGGCGTCGATCCTGAACGCCTGCGCTTCACACGACCCTGCGCATGGTGCTGGATGGTCGCCTGTGGCTTGCAGGGCTAGGCGGGCGTCTTTGGCCTGTAGCGCCTCGATCTCGCGGGCCAATGGAGTGCAGGCATCGCGCCATGCGTCCCAGGCGAAATCCACGCGGTCGTTGGCGTACTGGGTGCCATTCCAATTCAACTCGCCGCGCTCGCACCCGCCCCAGCGTTTGCAGATCCATTGCTCGAAGGCGGCGCGGATTTTGTCTTTGTCGATCATGTCGCCTCCTTTGGAGCAGGGGCGGCGGAGGATGGCTCGCGAACAAGCCTGATGTAACGCCAGGGATACTCGGGGGAGTAATCCTCTCCGGGGCGGCCGAACGGGTTTGATTTGTTCGTGGTGTAGATGATGCATGGTCGATTTCCAGGGATGCGATCCGTGCTATCAAGGTAGTGCATGTAGACCGCCTTAGGAAGCAGCGATTCGACTGGTGTACGGCGCGGTTTGTATGGCTTGCCTATGATCATGGCGCGTCCTTTCCAACTATTGAGGCGATACCGTGTTCGGCGAACACGTCCCGCACATGCTGGTCGAGCGTCTTCGGCGCCGTGTCAACTTCAACGTGCCTGCCCCAATCGGCAATATCGTCAAGCAGGTTTTCATACTGACCGCGGGTCGGTTGCCATCCTGTCGGCTGACTGGATACAGGGGCAGGCAGCGGCCCCGTCGGGCGCACATCCTGCGCAAATTTCACGAGCTGCTCGCCGGCTTTGTAGAGGCATTCCTTCAGGTCAACCTCTCCAGGCTTCACCGCGAACCCGTTGCGCAGGAAGATCGCTTTGATCTGCGCGCGCGTCACAGGCTCGCTCGCCTCTGCTGGCGGTACTGGTGGCGCGGCACGACTCGCGCGGTCAGCATCGACATAGGTATGCATCTGCTCTTCCGTGAAGCCTCGAAAGATTGATCCAAAGCGCGACGTGCCGATGAATTCCATGTCTGGCAACGGGGGATAGTCGCTCGGCTCTGCCGCTACCGGAGTGGATGCGGCAGAGAGAGCGGCGCGGCAGTCGATCAGAAGGTCGCGCACTGCGTCGTGGTTGGCGAGCTCGGGATTGAAGAGGCCGCCACCCGAGAGATAGGCGGTGATGCGCTCGGTCAGTGCTGGTGCTGCATCCGATGCAGTAGGGGGGTTCATGTTGTTTCCTTATCGGGCAGGGGCTAGATGGCAATCTCATTGCCCTGCTGATCCACAAATGCAGCGCGTGGAAATGGGATGGTGCATAGCAATTTGACATGCGCACGGCCTCGTTCGGTTGTTCCCCAAACGTCATGGGCGACTGACTTCTTGATAATGCCGTGATGCTCAAGGAAGCTGAACGCCTCCTTGACAGCCTCTGCGTCCATGCGCGGATGCGGCTCAGGGCAGTAATGACAGTGCAGTAGCACCTCAATCGTGCATGGGGTTCGGCAAGAGTTTTCGGGCAGGCTCATGGTGTACCCAGCAAGGTGATTAGATTGATCTTGTTGATCGGCCAGAGCTTGCAAGGCCCTGAATGGACGTGACCGCACTTTTGGCAGCGATAGGTGGCCATGGCTATTTCAAGGTCAAGCGGTCAGTCTTCACCATGCGCGCACCAGGCACCGTGAACCCGTCCTTGATGGCCTTGGCGATCAGCTTCTTGTCAGGCTTGAACGTGGCCGGCACCTCGGTCATGTAGTCCTGCGGCAACTGCGCTTCATCGAACACATCGACCGATGCATCACGCTCGCGCTCCAGCTTGGCCGAAAAAGTGCCGTCATCGCTCTTGATGCTCAGGATGCCCGTTGCGGCCATGTTCTCTTGCAGGTAGGCCCTGAGCCACGTAACGCGCTTCTCGGCACGCTTGGCGGCGTCCAGCAAGTCCTTCGCGCGGGCCTTCACCATTTCAATCTGCGCTTCCTCATTGAGGATGTACGCTGTGACGGAAACAGCCTTGCCGACCACCAGGGCGCGGGCATCGCCCAGGCCTTCGGGCAATTCGCCGGTCGATTCATCTACTTGGTCGAGTAGATCGCGCAGATCTTCGGTGGCGCGAAACAGAGAGATCGAGGTCATGGTGGCTCCTTAGATGACAAGGCAGTAGGCGCGGTTGTGGAGGGGGTCGGCAAAAGGTATATCGCCTCCGTCGCCGAAGTCATCAAAGCCACTGCCGCCCGCTGGTGCTGGCGCCGCTGACGGTCGTGCGGCTGGTTCCTGCGCCGACTTCGAGCCCTGCAGCGCCACGTCGTTGACGCGAATCTCCAGGCTCTTGCGCGGATTGCCGTCCTTGTCCTTCCATTCGCGCTCCGACACGGAGCCCGACACGGCGACCTGTTGGCCTTTTGCAAGGTACTGCTGCAGCGCCGCGGCACGTTTGCCCCACAACTGACAGTTCCACCAAATCGTGGGCTTGTCGCGGCCGGCGCTGTCCGCCACGCTGAACGAGAGAACCTGGTCGCCGCTGTTGATGGTGCGCAGCTCGGAATCTTTACCCAATGGGCCGGCAATGGTGATGTTGTTCATGCGGTTTCCTTCTGTGCGGTGAGTTCTTTGTAGCGGGTGTTTTTGGCCTTGGTCACGGCCGGATGGTGGTTTGATTCGAGCATTTGGATTGCTGCCTCGAAATTGCTTTTCAGTACGTCAACGGTGGTAGATCCACTGATGCCGCGCAGGATCGCTGCGACATCAGGCTGTGGCCGGCGTGTGGCTGCGTTGCCGTCGTCATCCTCGGGTGCAATGCCGCACGCCGTCATGAGGCTGTAGCGCCTGCTGTAGGTGAGCGCCGAGCCGTAACCCTGCGGGTCTTGCTTGGCCGCTGGAACATGCAGCTTTCCGCAGCGCAGAGATTCGCCGGTTTCGTGCAGGAAGATCGTTTCCACCGTCACGCCCGTAGCGTCCTCGGATGTCTCCTGATACATCGCAATGCCGTTGTTCAGGAGCGCGTCTTCAACAGCATCGATGCACGCGCCCAGGTCAGCGTACCGGGACCGGAAGGCGGGGTTGGTTTTGTCCTTCAGTGCTGGGCCGAACTCCCTTTTCGCCTTCACGAACGCCATTGCGATTTGCTTCATCATTCACTCCTTGTTTGAAATATTCCGGGTCAAAACCACCGAAGGCGAGTAGCTCGCGTTCCTGCTGGTCAAAGATTGCGTTCTTGAGCTTCATGGCGCTTCCTTCTCATAAAGCCATTCCATGAAGGCCACGGCGACGATGTAGAGCGCGCTCATGGCAGTTGCCCCATATCAGCCATCACAGCCAGAACTACAGCAGCCACTACAGCCACCAGATACAGCACCCGCTCATGCCATGGCGTCTTAACCCTCTCATCCTCAATGCTCAGTCGAGCACCCGGGCCAAAGGCTTGCTCTAGCGTGCGAGGGAAGCGGCCGGTCCAGTTGGATGAATTCATTCTTCCTCCGGTGTCTCGTTGAACTTGGCAAAGACTGCCGCCATGCGGTCAATCAACTCTTCAAACTCTTTGTCACCCTGACGTGCACGCTCTGCAATCAAGCCCATCACCTCGGCCATGCTTGGACCTTCGCCGTAGCTCAAGGCTTCTTCCATGATTTCGTGCGTGAGCTGATAGCGCTTGGCTGACACCGGCAGCATTGGCCCGCGACCGATGGGCATCTGCGTCAGTGGCGCCCAATCAACCGGCCAGTACATGCCGGATTGCGTTGCCTCGATGAAGGCGGTGTGCATGTCGGTGGTGACGGCGTTCATGCGTTGGCCTCGCGCATGGCATAGAGCAACGCTCCAGCAAGCGTGTTACGCGAGAATGGCCAGAAAAACCCAACCAAGGGCTCACCGCAATCACAGCAATACACACCTTTTTCGCGGGTGCTGGTCATCAAGTGGTGATGGCAAACCTTTGGTTGCGCGGGCGCTTGCTCTGTGCTCATGCTCAATCTCCTATTAGGTTGATGGCTGGCTTATTGGGAGGGGGTTAGGCGGTTGCCATGGCGAGCGACAGCAGGCCCTGGAGTTCATCCAGCCACTCCACAGCCAGCTTTGACGCCTGATTCGTTTCGGGCGTGTCGCCTTTCTTGATGCCCATGAACCACTGCTCGGCAGGCCGGCCGCTATCGGGTTTCAAGCCATTGCCCAGGTTGGCATATGAGGTGTGGCGAACGTTGCCAATGGTTCCGACCAAGCAGGCGCATTCGCCTTCGTAAGTCGAGCCATCCACGCGGCCCTCGACCAGCGCAGCCCGCACGCCAGCAATCTCCGCAGGGGCGCGAAGCAGAACATCCCAAAAGTCTTGGCGGAAGCCGCTCAGGTTGGCACCGCTCAGGTAGGCATCGCTCAGGTTGGCATCGCTCAGGTTGGCACCGCTCAGGTTGGCACCGCTCAGGTTGGCACCGCGCAGGTTGGCACCGCTCAGGTTGGCACCGCTCAGGTTGGCACCGCTCAGGTTGGCATCGCTCAGGTTGGCACCGCTCAGGTAGGCATCGCTCAGGTTGGCATCGCTCAGGTTGGCACCGCTCAGGTTGGCACCGCTCAGGTTGGCACCGCGCAGGTTGGCACCGCTCAGGTAGGCATCGCTCAGGTTGGCATCGCTCAGGTTGGCACCGCTCAGGTTGGCACCGCTCAGGTAGGCACCGCGCAGGTTGGCACCGCTCAGGTTGGCACCGCTCAGGTTGGCACCGCTCAGGTAGGCATCGCTCAGGTTGGCATCGCTCAGGTTGGCACCGCTCAGGTTGGCACCGCTCAGGTTGGCACCGCGCAGGTTGGCACCGCTCAGGTAGGCATCGCTCAGGTTGGCATCGCTCAGGTTGGCACCGCTCAGGTTGGCACCGCTCAGGTAGGCACCGCGCAGGTTGGCACCGCTCAGGTTGGCACCGCTCAGGTTGGCACCGCTCAGGTAGGCATCGCTCAGGTTGGCATCGCTCAGGTTGGCATCGCTCAGGTTGGCACCGCTCAGGTTGGCACCGCTCAGGTTGGCACCGCGCAGGTTGGCACCGCTCAGGTAGGCATCGCTCAGGTTGGCATCGCTCAGGTTGGCACCGCTCAGGTTGGCACCGCTCAGGTAGGCACCGCTCAGGTTGGCACCGCTCAGGTAGGCATCGCTCAGGTTGGCATCGCTCAGGTTGGCACCGCTCAGGTTGGCACCGCTCAGGTAGGCACCGCTCAGGTCACGGCGTGCCGCCGTCGCCTGCTCCAATGCGTGGCGAAGATGCAGGCCGGATTCCAGGCCTTCGGGCGCATCGCACTCGAAGAGGACGGTTTCGCTGTTGTAGCGGTTGACGATCTTGATCTTGGTTGCAGTGCTCATGTTCAGTCCTTTGATAGGGAGGGGTTAGGCGGTTGCGTTGGCGAGAGAAACAAAGCGCCCCGATGCGTGGTAGTGGCTTGAACTGCCCTCGACGCGCACGTAGCCGGTCGGCGTGACTTCGGAAATCACATACCGCCGACCGCGAACAAGAAAGCCCGTGCCCAACCCGTTCGTGCAAAGAACCTCATCCCCCTTCTTCGCTTCTGACGCGACAAGGCGGGGCATATCTCGCGTGATGCTGTACTTCATGTTCATCCTTTGGTTGGGAGGGGGTTAGGCGCACACGGCCAATAGGGCGCGCATTGCGGTTTCCGCTGCCTTGTTGCGCTCCGCTTTCGCCAGGAAATCGAAGGTTGGGTGAAAGTAGGCTTCTGGCTTGCTGCCGGCCTTCTTCATGTGACCAAGTTGACCGGCCTTCACGGCGGCGTTCAGCGTGCTACGGATGTCGGCAGGCAGACGACTGGTGACCAAGCGAACCCGCTGCGCCCGCACCATTTCGACATTTGCCTGGGCTGCTGTCAGCTCGCCACGTTGCATGCGGTCTTTAATGCTTTCGAGATCGTTCTGGTTCAGCTTCATGTTCATCCTTTGGTTGGGGTGAGGCTTTGTTTGGGTGTGTGATGGATTATCGGGGATACGTTATCGCTCGTCAACGGGTTTCCGTTATCTGCTCAATTTATTTTTGATGTTGTGAAAAAGCACAGGCGAAAAAAAACCACCCGAAGGTGGCTTTGATTGAATTGACAGGCTTCGCTACTTGGCGGGTGTCCTGGCCATCTGTCGCAGCTTGCGGCACTCGCGCACGTCGGTAAAAGTCTTGAACTTGTGATCCTCGACCGACAACCAGAACATGTTTTCGCGCTTGTCAGGTCCGCCCGCACATAGAGGAATGGTGTGATCCACCTGGTAGCCTGGACAGGCACCGCGGGTGCGGCCAGTAGCTGGGCATGGGTGTTCCTTGATAAATGCGCGGACTTCCGCTCGGTCGCGTGGCAGGGCCGCCATTCCCACGGCGTGACAGGATAGAAGGGCGATCATGAACTGCAGCCTTCTCATCCTATTTTTTCCAAGGAACCGGCTTCCCGCCCAGGTCTACCGCCAGTCCCATTGCGACGCCCGAAAAAAGGTTTAACGGGAAGGCGCTGCAGTACTTGTTTCCATAGGCGATCATGGTGGCTTCAACTAAGTCTGTGGATATTTGGCGCTCCTGGTTGTAGGCGTTGTAACCAGTCAAAAAGCCATAGATGTAGGTGGCATAGATAGCCTTGTTTGCTGCGTTGCCCTTGCCTATGTCCTCCAAGAATTGGCCGCAAGTTCTTGCACCCACTCCATATGCATTCACGCCTTCCGCTGCGTGAGCCAGTGGACTTGCCAGCAAGAGAGGCGCAAAAGCCCAAAGGAGCTTTTTCATCGGGTTTCCCCTTCGTTTCTATGGTGAATGATGGTCGCCAGCTCATCGGTTAGCGCGCCGACCATGCCACGGGCAAAAGTCGGATTCTTGTAACACAGGCCTGCGATGTTGGTGAAATAGCGCATCTTCTTGAGGCTGCAGGCATAAGCGATGCCTGTAACTTCTCCGCGCCTGGCGCCGTCAAGCAAGGTTTCGAGCGCCTCGACTACATCTCGGCTTACGGTGTCTTGGATAAGGCGGTAGGGCATATCACGTCCCTGTATTGCGACTACGTTTGTCTGTTTTCCCTGGGATCTCGGCATGTGGCGTCTGTTTTCTTGGCGGAGCCCATTGGCTGGGCTGTGGCTGAGATACGTCACTGGAGGAAGTCAACATTCCCTCCAACTTCGCGGCGTTGCTTTCCGCCAGGCCAGGAGTCTTGATGGCCTCTGAGATCAACTCCGCCGCCGCGCCCCTTGTGCCTGATGTTAGCGTTCCCAGTATGTCAACCATTCGTATCAACAGGTATCCGGGTGTTTCCCTTGGATTGGGATTATTTGACATTTCGCAAGCTTCGCTGGCGTTTTGCGCGGCGCCGCCAAGCATGTCTCCGAGCCCCGTAGCAAGCCAGTGCGCATCAACCCCGCATGCCTTCGCGTAGACAGGAGTCTCAGCCGACCCGTGCCCGATTCTCTCGGCGGTCGAGATGGTGCTCTGCGGGATGCCGGTGGCCTCCTGCAGTTGAATTTGGGTGAGCTTCGCGTGCTTTCGGGCCGCGCGCAGCCGTGATCCGTAGTCAGTTGCCATTTTTTGCACTGTAGGGAATTCCGGTAACTGAAAACCGTTGCATAAATAACGGAGATACGTTATCGTCGGGGCATGGAATGGAAAAACGTCATCGCCCAAATTCAAACCGTTCGCGGTTTGACCCAGCCGCAGATCGCCGCCAAGGCCGGATGCGCCCAAGCAACCATCAGTGATTTGGCTCGGGGGAAGACTACCGAGCCACGCCACAGCCTCGGGGTCCGCTTGCTGGCCTTGATGGAGACGGACTCGAAGCGCCGTCGGCGTGTGGCCCGCGAAACGACGGAGGCCATCTAAATGACTACTCGTCTTTGCCGTCTCTGCAGTGCGGACATCTCGCAACGCGACCGCCGCGCTCTGATCTGTTTTGAGTGCGCTCGTCATTGGGGCAAGAAGACTGGAGCCGCTGCCGCTTCCTACGCAGTGCATTGCGCAATTCGCCGGGGCGAACTGCCAAGCGCTAAGTCTCAAGTTTGCGTCGATTGCGCCAAACCGGCCCGCGACTACGACCACCGCGACTACAACAAGCCGCTGATGGTTGTCCCGGTCTGCCGCAGCTGCAACAAGCTCCGTGGCCCAGCGATCCCGCTTGCCACTCCCACAGCCACCACAGCGGAGTAGTCGATGACTGACCTTGAACTCGGCTTCGTGCTCGGCTGCTTGTTCTGCTCCGCGCTTGCTCTTGTTGCCGTCTGGCTCGGCGACTAACCCGAGATGCGCCAAGCCCTCCATAGCCGCACTTGCGGCGCTAACCCAGCCGCTGGCCTTCCTGCTACTGCGGGCAGCGGTGCGCTGGATCAATTCGATTGCGTCAGTTTTGAACATGCCGCAATCGTCCTTTTTTTTGCCTGAATCAACGAGACATGACGAGTCAAGAAATATGAAGCGCGCTGATCCGACGAATCAACACGACCTGCCACTGCGGCCAAAGATGCAAGACATCGACGCGGATGTGATTGCCAAACAGCCATCCATGACTTCGGCCCTGAAGCTTTGCCAGACCACCAGCGGGCTGGATGACAAGGCCTTTACAGGGGTAGGCGGCATCGTCAAAGACGGTGCGCAATGGTCTCGAATCATGAATTCGGGCCAGCACAACTTTCCCCAGGACGCGCTGAACAAGTTCATGGACAAGGCCGGGAACGAGGCGCCGCTGATGTGGTTGCTTCATTCCCGTGGCTACGACCTGGGCAGTTTGCGTAAGCGGGAAACCGAGACGGAGCGCGATCTTCGCATTGCCAATGAGCAGTTGGCATCTGTCACCGAACGGCTGCGTTACGCCGAATCCCTTTTGAAAGGCCGGTAATGAACGAACCCATCAAGAGTGGTGACCGCTGCCTCGTCATCGCCGGCAGCTTGGGCGACAAGGGTCCAAACATCGGCAAGACCGTACTTGTGACATCGCTGATGGGCGAGCACAGCCAACACGGCCGGATCTGGCGCTGTGTCGCCCCCAACCTTGTGACCGACTGCGGCGTGATCGGCGTAGCTGCCGACTTTGCCGCAAGCTGGTTGCAGAAGCTTCCCCCAGCGCCACAAGACATGGCGCTGGCCATTGATCGGAGACAAGCAGCATGACCACCAAGAAGCTATTGAACAGCGCTGGCCGCCAACAGGTAGGCCTGCAGCCCGCACCCTACGGCCCCAAGCCATTGAAGGAATTGCTACCTAACGCCGCTGGTGGTGTTGGCCGCAAGTTCGCCAAAGACCCGGCCTACCAATTCGAGCACCCGAAGAAGTTCTGCAATTCGATGCACGGCGTGGCACCGCAGAACTATCCATGGCTGCATCTGCGCCCCAACACGAGGACTGGCACATGAGCGCCGTCATGAACGATCTGCCGTCCCTGATCGCGTGGGCGATGCAATACGAGGCGGCTAACGGATGTCGCCCCAAGTTGCGTGTAAGCGTATCGGGTGGACGTACTTCGATGTTCATGGCGAAGTGGTGCAAGGAAAACCTTGGTCCGTACTTCGACACCCTGTTTATGTTTGCCAACACAAGCCGCGAACACGCAGATACGTATCGGTTTCTGGAGGCTGGCGATAAGGCTTTTGGCCTTGGACTAACTCTGATTGAAGCAGTCGTGAATCGCACTGCAGTGGCCGCCAAGGCTTGCAGCGGAAAAGTTGTCGGTTATAGCGAACTTCGCAAAGACGGTTCCATTTTCCGCGAGGTCTGTGCAGCGTATGGCCTGCCGAACCAGACTTTCAAGTTGTGCACCCGCGAACTCAAGACCAACCCAATGGACAAGTTCGCGGAGTCTGTAGGTTTTGGCGATGCACTCGTCGCCATCGGTATACGTGCTGATGAAACACGTCGCGTCTCGAAGTCCGCAACCAAGAACAGACTGATTTACCCGTTGGTTGATTTCGTTCCAACCACGAAGCTCGACGTGTTGGAGTTCTTCGAGCAATTCGATTGGGACCTGCGCATCCCCGAGCAGGATGGCAACTGTGTTGACTGCCATAAAAAGTCTGACCGCAAGTTGCAGGCTGTTTACATGGCAACACCGGAGGTTTTTGACTGGAGTCAGCAGCTTGATGACGACTTCAAAACAGTAGGCCCGAACAGCATAGCCGGTGTTCGCGTCGATGAGCCACGCAAGCGTTGGCGAGGTTACCGCGATACCCGCGAACTTCTGGACGCGTTGCGTAGCGCCTCCTATCACCCACTTGCTATTACTGATGGCGGGTGCTCCGAGTCGTGCGAAGTCTATGAAACGGAAGAGGTTGCCTGATGGCACGAGCGCGCAACATCAAGCCAGGCTTCTTCAAGAACGAGATTCTTGGGGTTGCCGATCCGCTGTACAGCCTTCTTTTTGAGGGCTTGTGGATTCTGGCCGACCGTGCGGGCAAGTTGGAAGACCGTCCTTTGCGCATCAAGGCCGAGGTGTTCCCTTACCGCGACGGCCTGGACATCGAAGCCATGCTGACCTGGTTGCAGGACCAGGGCTTCATTCGCCGCTATGTGGTCGCAGGAAAGCGCTACATCCTCGTGCTGGAGTTCGTGAAACATCAGAACCCGCACAAGAACGAAACCGAGTCAGAAATACCTGATCCCGAGGAAATCGGAACAAAGCCCGAACTTATCGGAAGCACTCGCGCTGATCCCGGATTCCTGATTCCTGATTCTCTGATTCCTGATTCCCTCAACTCTGATTCCTTGTTGCCCGCCGCTGCCGCGCCGGCACAACGGGCGACACGGTTGCCAGCCGATTGGGTTCTCCCGATGGCATGGGGGGAATGGACGGTTGCCGAGTTCCCAGGCTGGAAAGCGGACTTCATCCGCAACGAGGCCGCGAAGTTTGCCGACTTCTGGCGAGCGAAGTCGGGCAAGGACGCGACGAAGCTGGACTGGCAAGCCACATGGCGCAACTGGTGCCGGAATGCCAAGCCGCCTGGACGCTCCTTTGGCGGTGCGGTCAGTGACTCAGACCGTGCCGCCGCAAATGCCCAGTCCACAGCCGATGCCGCCCGAATCCTTGGATTCGACAACCTCACACCGGAGACGATAGATGCAGAAGAATGATTTCACCGAGTTCTCGGAAATGCTGGATGCGATCTGGAGCCTGAAGGGCCCGGTCCCGACTGCCAGCCAGAAAGCCATGTTCTTCCGCGTGCTCGCCGAGTACCCGCTGAACGAGGTCCGTGCCGGATTGGATGCCCATGTCAAAGACCCGATCCGCGGCAAGTTCCTGCCAATGCCGGCCGATGTGATCGCGCAGATCAAGGGCATTGTTTCCGAGGATGGCCGGCCCGGCGCCGAGGAAGCCTGGGCAATGGCCGTTCGTGCCCGAGATGAGGCTGTGACCATCGTGTGGACTGCAGAGATGTCGGAAGCCATGGGCGTGTGTCAACCGCTGGTGCAGGCCGGCGATGACGTGGGCGCCCGCATGGCATTCAAGGAGGCTTACACCCGGCTGGTCGCCCAGGCCCGCGAATCGCGGATTCCGCCTGAGTGGGTGGTGAGTCTAGGCCATGACGCTGCAGGCCGAGATTCTGTGCTGCTGCCGCATGTGCAGGCTGGACGCTTGAGTGCTGATGTGCTGTCGGTCCCACAGATTGGTCTTGGCCAGGTGCTCGCATTGCCTGCCCCGGCCGATGCCACGCCGAAAAACCTCGCACTCCGCGCCCAGGCACTCCAGCGGCTGGCCGAGCTACGGGACGAGATCGCTGCCCAGCATGACATCGGATTCTCGAACGATGCCGAGCGCGAACGCCTGCAAGCCCTCAAGGCCGAGGCGCAGCGCCGAGTTGACGAATACGCCAAGGAGGCCGCATGACCCTCCGTCAAGCCATCAACCTGCTGGAAGCGCGCCTGGCTGGCGAAGACTTCCCCGAGGAACTGATCAACGACGCCCTACGACTGACAGGCGATCTTGAGCCCATCGAATGGCCGATGAACAAGGCCGTGCCACTGCCAACTTACAAGGAGGTCGCATGACCGAAGAGGAAATTGAAGAAATGCTGCTCCTGATGGAGCAGACCGCGAACATGCTGCGCGGCATGGCTATGGACCCGAGCATCCCAACGCACGCCAAACAAGCATTGCGCGCACGAATCGCAGAACTTGACGCGATGGTCGAGAAATTTGCTTAAGGAACCAGCATGACCACACCAATCAAGCGATACGACCTATACGGCGCGAATCCCTATACGGGCATGCCAGACGCCAACCTGGAGCCTTTAGGCGAATGGGTGCGCCACACCGACCACCTTGCAGCCGTAGAGGCCGCAGTGAAGGCGGAGAGGGAGGCGATTCTGAAGGAATTGGTTCGGCGCGAGCGAAAACACGGTGATGCGAAATATACGCAAGTAACCGAAGGAAGGATGTGGGGCGTAAAGGAAGCCATTGAGTTGATCTCTGCCCGCTCCCAGCCAATGAGCCAACCAAAGGAGGGGGTATGAACTGCAAGCCTGGTGATTTGGCGCTTTGCATCAAGGGCGAACAAGAGGGCAAGACATGCGAAATCATTTCGCTGGGGGATGCCTACAAAGAAAAGGCTACCGGGCAGTTCTTGCAGGGCTGGCTAATCTCATTCCCGCGCTCTGTGAAGTGGGGTCAGCCGAACGGATGGGACTCGGCGACCGAGGGCTGGTATCCAGACGCATGGCTGAAGCCATTGCGCGATCCAGGTCCAGGCGCGGTAGACGAAACCCTTCGCGAGCGGGAGGTCGCATGAATGACCTACCAAACCGAGTTCACCCACATCCTTCGCATGGCTCTACTCCCAGGATTCAGGGATCACGCCAGATACAGGGCGCAGCAACTGGAGTCAACCTACCCCGGCCTGTACGAGGCTGTGAAGTCCGAACTCGCGCGGAAGTCATCCGAGGACGGAGCGAAGAAGTGTTTGGGGTAACACCATGAGCCAAATGATCGTTTGCTCATTTTCTGGCGGCATCGATGAAATGAAACGCGCTGACCAACGCGACCCGGTGAAGGTGCTGCGCGTTCTGGTACGGGATGGGCGTTACAGCTGCTTTGATGCATCGGCCAATCTGACGATTGCTCGCACCATTACCAACATGCACCACAAGGCATTGATCTACGGCGGAAAGAAGTACGGCCGCGTGCTGAAGCTGGATAACACGCTTGAATACCCCTGGTCCAAGGTGGTGCTGGCAGAGGGTGGAGAGAGGTTGCTGGCTGATCATCCGGAGGGCACATGATCGCCCAAAAGCCACTCAAGCCCAAGCCCTGCAAGTTTTGCAAGGCTCAATTCCAGCCGCGCAGCTCCTGGGCTCGCGCCTGCTCGCAGTATTGCGCAAGCCGCCTAGTTGACCAGGCCAACGAAAAGAAGGCAAAGGCCGCTGCTGTGGCTGACAAGCGGGAGACGCGCCAGAAGCTGGAGAAGCTCAAGACGCGCAGCCAGTGGATAAAGGAGTGCCAGGTCGTGGTCAACAAGGTCGCCCGCCTGCGCGACATCCTATACCGGCCGTGCTGCATTTCCTGCGGTCTGCCTTACCGCGGCGCATTCGGTGGTGCATTTGACGCCGGCCACATGCGCAGCGTTGGCAGCGCCCCGCACATGCGCTTCTGGCTCCCGCAAATCAACCTGCAGTGCCATGGGTGCAACCGCTACCTGGGCGGCAACGTGGTCGAGTACCGCAAGGGGATGGTCAAGCTGCACGGCCTGGAAAAGGTAGAGGCCATCGAATGCATGCAGCACTCGCCAAAGTGGGACATCCCATATCTCACCCGACTGAAAACCGTGATGAACAAGAAGGCCCGACGCCTGGAAAAGAGGATTGCAGCATGAAACATTTGAATGAGCGCGAGCAGATCAGGAACGCGGCCACAAAGTGGCGGTGGCAATACGCCGGATATCCCAAGAACTCCGAGTTTTCCAAGATCTCGCAAAAACTGGAAAAGCTTGATGTCAACTCTGCCACTGCCGAGGATGTAAAAAATATCATCGGCAATGACTCATGGTGCTCGCCTATGGGGTGCAATGAGTGCGGTAAGAGTTCGTGGGAATGCGTCGAACTTGGTGAGCCTGCTGACTATGAAAGCCGTACTGCGCATATTTGTCGAGACTGCTTGGTTGCTGCGTTAGCGCTGATTGGGGTGAACACATGAAACCACGCATTCGATTGATTGACCGCATGTGGGCATGCCGCAGGCCGTCCATGGATATTCGTGAATGGATCGGCTTCGGCTACACGCCGAAAGAGGCCTATGAAGACTGGCTGGAGGTAAACAAATGAGCGACAAACTTACCCTGGAGCTCCACAACCGCAGCCAAGCGTGGGAACTGATCAAGACCGTGCTTTACCCATTCCTGCGTGACAGTCTGCAGGGAGGTCGCTCATGGATTCTCACGGTAACCCGCCGTAAGCGATCCAAGCCGCAGAACCGGCGCTATTGGGGCCGCGGCGTGCTTGCGCAAATCTCCGAGCAGGTAACCGTGAACGGCCGGCTTTTCTCGGCCGAGGTGTGGCACGAGCAGTTCAAGCGCCAGTTCATTGGCGTGATCGAGCTCCCCAATGGCCAGGTGGTAGGCATGAGCTCCACCGAGCTCGACACCGCCGAATTCAGCATTTTCTGCCAGAAGGTCGAAGCCCATGCCGTGACTGAACTCGGCGTCACCTTTTACGAATTGGAATCAGCATGACCTGTGAACGCTGCAACCAAGAAGGCCACGACATCCACCAATGCCGTGCACCACTGATGGGCCTCGGAACGCTGGTCAAGCCACCAGCACCACAACCAGCGCAAAAGCGCCACCGCGGCCCCAACAAGAACCCGCGGCCGGCACCCAAACGGGCAAAGCGCCTGGCGCTCAAGTTACCCGAGACGACTCAGGAAAAGCTCGTCGCCATGGCAGCAGGCCGAAAGCGCACGCAGTTCATCGTGAACCTGATCGAACAGGAGCACGCGCGCAGATTTTCCCCGCAACCCGCCTAACCGGCACAACCTGAAAGATGAATATGACTGCTGACATGGATGAAAACGGCGCCCTATGGATTCGGCCGGAAACCCCAGCAGAGGCTTATTTGCTGCGTTGCTGGTCCGACAAGAGGGGCGAGACGCTAAAGACGGCTGGACTGGCGACATATACAGGCATGGAAACGATGGTCATCGTCTCCTCATGGCCGCAAACCAACCACTGAAAGGCTGGTGAGATGAACCGAGACATCACCCAACGTGAAATTCTGGACGACATCCTCTCGCGCTGGCACGGATGGGCTAAGAACTATGCCCCGGTTCCAGTGTGCGGCGCTGACCCGATGTTCCGCAACGCGAAGTCATCCAAGCAGTGGGACACTACCGAAGACATCGTAGACGCCGAGATCAACAGCAAGATTATGAAGGCCGTTGATTTCCAGGTGAGCGAGATGCAAGACCCTTACAAGGCAGGCATCTACGTCCTGGCCAGGAATTGCTACACCGGCCGCAGTGTGTGGATGAGCCCGCGGCTACCGCAAGACCCGGCAGAGCGTGGTGTGGTGCTGGCTGAAGCTCGGACGCAGTTGATCAAGCGGCTAGTTTCGGCGGGCGTGATGTAAAAAATGTGTTGACACGCGCTCGGCAGTTCATCTAATATCCGCATCGGAAGGCCTCAGTGCCTCCAAAATTCACCCGCTCAGGTCTAGGCCTCGGCGGGTTTTTTCGTTTCCCGGTCTGAATACGCGAGCTTTGTCCTTGCCGGGATCCTATGGAGTGACAAGCGTGGGCCTGGCGAACCCTTCGTGCATAAATCAGCCTTAAGAACCAGGAACAATTCGGCGGTATCCATTCCGCAGCGGCCGTAAGGGCGCCGGAGAGTAGGGCTACAACCCGAAGCGTAACCGGCAATTTTCCGCTGGCCAGTTCGACACCAAAAGCTTTATGCCCAGGAACTGAGCCAGCACCTACGCACCCGGAAATACCGGCAACTTGAGCCGGCTCGCTGCGGGTAAACAGCGGGAAACCTTCAGCCACTGCGGCAGCGGCGATCAAGGGAGCCGAGGACCGGTCAGCGCAGGCAATCGCTAAATCCGATGCGCTCTCATCATCGAACACGCCGTGAGGCACTCGAAAGCACCAACATGAAATTCCGAAAACTCAGCAACCCAGGGGAAATGCTCCCTGCCTGGTATGGCGTGGCTTGGCATGAGTACTACCGTGATGCGGCCGTTTGCTACCCGGTGCCATTCAATCGCATCGCCGCATTAGGCCGGTCTATCTGGCTCTGGTTGCAGTATGGCCGCATTGAAGTGCGGATGAATCCCCGGGATGCGTATCACCAAGGTCTCAAGCAAGGCCGAGCACAGATGCGAATTCCTGGCAACGGTCAAAACGGCCTGCTTGATGGGTGGGACCGTGGTTGAAGCCAACAAACAAGTGTCGCCTGCTGCAAAACGCAAGCCACCAGCCGCTGGGATGGGTCGCGTCAAGGGAACGCCCAACAAGGCCACGGGAATGGCGCGAGAGGCGATTGCGAAGCTGGTCGAGGGGAACATCGATCAGTTGCAGGATTGGCTTGATCAGATCGCCAGGGACGAGAAGCAGGGCCCTGCGGTGGCGTTCAAGATGCTGATGGACGTGATGGAGTACCACATTCCGAAGCTGTCTCGCGCTGAGCACACAGGGGAGGGCGGCGGCCCCATCGACCACAACCTGAACGTGACGTTCGTGGGAAAGTCATGAACTGGACGCTCCTCAAAGATAAGCAACCGCCAGTTGACGAGGATATTCTTTGCTGGAAGGCTGGGCGCGGCTATGAGCTCATGCATCTGAACAAGGATGGGCGTCTTGTCGATGAAGACGGCGGCTGGTATACCGATAAAGAGAATGAGCCGAGCCATTGGTGCGTTATTGACACGCCAAAATGAACGTTCAGATCCCGGAGATGCTGGCTCCGTTGTTCCAGCCAAATCGCCGGAAGGTTGCACACGGCGGTCGTGGGTCGGGCAAGTCGTGGGGGTTTGCCCGCGCTTTGCTTGTCCTTGCCGCGCAAAAGCCGCTTCGTGTGCTGTGTGCGCGGGAAGTGCAGAAGTCGATCAAGGATTCTGTCCACCGGCTGCTGAGTGATCAGATCCAGGCGATGGGCCTGGGTGCTTTCTTCGACATTCTGGACACAGAGATTCGAGGAAAGAACGGAAGTCTTTTCCTGTTTGCTGGCCTGTCCTCGCACACGGTGGAGTCGATCAAGTCGTTCGAGGGCTGCGATGTTGTTTGGGTGGAAGAAGCCCAGACGGTCACAAAGCGGTCTTGGGATGTGCTGACGCCGACCATCCGCAAGGCCGGCTCTGAAATCTGGGTGACATTCAACCCGGACATGGAGACGGACGAGACTTACCAGCGCTTTGTGGAGCATGCAGCGCCGGAAGACTTCGTGATTCAGATGAATTGGGACTCGAACCCGTGGTTCGGGCCGGAGCTGGAAAAAGAGCGCCAAGACACGCTTCGCCGCGATCCTGACAGCTACGCAAACATTTGGGGGGGCGTTCCCAAGCGCGTTTCCGAAGGCGCGATCTACCGCTACGAGGTCGAGAAGCTGTTTGAGGACAACCGGCTGCGTCCTGTGCCTTACGACCCGCTCTTGAAGGTGCACACGGTCTGGGACTTGGGTTGGAACGACGCCATGACCATCGGGTTCTGGCAGCGTTCAGGCGCTGAGGTTCGGTGCATTGATTACATCGAGGACAGCCACCACACGCTGGACTGGTATGTGGCGCAGATCGAAAAACGCTCGTATCGCTGGGGAACGGACTTCATCCCGCACGACGGCAAGGCGAAGAACACGCAGACCGGAAAGAGCACCGAAGAGGCTTTGCAGGCCATGGGACGCCGTGTGGTAGTCCTGCCTGCCCTGGCCATTGAAGAAGGCATCAAGGCCGCCCGGATGATGTTCCCGCGGGTGTACTTCGACAAGGACAAGACGGCCCGCCTGATGGAGTGTTTGAAGCGCTACAAGCGTGACATCAACCAGAAGACGATGGAGCCAGGCGCGCCACTACATGACGAGTTCTCGCATGGCGCGGACATGTTCAGGTATGCCGGCATGGCTGTCGAGCAAATGACCAACGACGAATGGGGCACAAAGCTCAATTACCCCCGACTCAACAACGGATAACAAACCGGCATCGCTGCGAAGCGCCCCGATACAAATGACCAAACCATCCCCTCTCAGCGATGATGATCTGAAGGCGCTGACCGACGCAGAAATGCGCGCCGCCGTGCAGCACATCGGTGGAAAGCTGTCCGCCGAACGGCGCAAGGCGATGGTGTATTACCTCGGCCTGCCCGAGTACGACCTGACGCCGCCAGAGATCGAAGGCCGGTCTAAGGTTGTCTCGACTGACGTGCGCAACACCATCCTGTCCATGATGCCGCAGCTCATGGCGAAGTTCGTCGGTGGAGATCAGGTGGTGGAGTTCCAGGCATCTCAGCCTGACGACGAGGACAAGGCCAAGTCCTGCACGGACTACCTGAACTACCTGTTCTTCAAGAAGAACAACGGTCACGCGATCTGCTCGACATGGTTCTTGGATGCCCTGCTGCAGAAGCGCGGCTTCCTGAAGATCTGGTGGGACACGCGCGCCGAGGAAAAGCGGGAAGAGTACAAGGGCCTGACCGAGATCGAACTCGCTCAGATCATGGACGATCCAGAGGTCGAAGCCATCGAGCAGACGACCTACCCGGACGAGGAAGATGCCAAGCACCGCCAGGATGCTCTGGAGGCGATGGGCCAGCAGTTGCAGCAGGCCATGCAGGCCGCGCAACCCAACCCACAGGCGCCACAGGGAAATCCCAAGGCCATGCAGGCCGTGCAGCAGCTTCAGGCGCAGATCGCACACATTCAGGCCCAGCCGCCCGCCATGCTGTACGACGTGGCCTTCAAGCGGTCGCTGAAGGCCGGCAAGATTGCGATCAACAACGTGCCGCCTGAAGAGTTCCTGATCTCGCGTGAGGCCAAGAGCATCGAGACGGCGCGGTTTGTCGGTCATCGTGTGCCGCGGACGCTGTCCGAACTGCGCTCGATGGGCTACAAAAACGTCGACGACATCGCCTCCGATGGTGATGGTGACCTGAATGAAGAGCGCCTGACCCGCGACCAACAACACACCTACATCGACGACAACAGCGGCGACAAGTCGCAGCGCATCGTGTGGGTGACGGAGTGCTACATCCGCTGCGACTACGACGGTGATGGCATCGCAGAGCTTCGCAAGGTCGTTCGCGCTGGGAATCAGATCCTCGACAACGAGGAAGTCGATTGCGCCCCGTTCGTGTCGATCTGCCCTGTGCCACTGTCGCACATGTTCTATGGCCTGTCAGTCGCCGACCTGGCCATGGAGAGCCAGCGCACCAAGACCAACATCTTGCGCGCGCAGTTGGACAACATGTATTTGCAGGTCAACGGCAGGTACTTCGCGGTTGAAGGCCAGGTGAATCTGGATGACCTGATGTACTCCCGCCCTGGTGGCGTGGTGCGCATCAAGAACCCGAACGCGGTGGGTCGGCTCGACCAGGGCCATGGTGACGGCGGCGCATCCACCGAAATGATGGCCTGGATGGAGGAAAACCTTGAGCAGTCCACCGGCTGGACACGCTACAGCCAGGGCAACGACTCCAAGGCGCTCAACCAGACCGCCACAGGGGTGCAGATCATCACCGGCAAGGGTGACATGCGTGTGGACCTGATCGCGCGCAACTTCGCCGAAGGGTTCGTGGACCTGTTCCGCATGATGCTCAAGCTGGTCAGCCAGCATCAGGACAAGAAGACGCAAATCAACGTCAACGGCCAGTGGGTGGACATGGACCCGCGGGAGTGGCGTAACCAGTTCGACGTGAACATCAATGTCGGCCTGGGCATCGGGTCGAAAGATGAGCAGGTGCAGAAGCTGATGGGCCTTGCGCAACAGCAAGCGAATGCCATGGCCATCGGCGTGAGCAACCCCAAGAACGTCTACGAGCTCCACGTGGACATGGCCGAGCTGATGGGCTTCAAGAACGCCGAGAAGTATTTCAACGACCCCGAGAAGAACCCGCCGCCGCCGCGTCCCGATCCAGAGGCCGCCAAGATGCAAGGCCAGTTGCAGATCGAGCAGATGAAGCTGCAGGCGCAGAACCAAAGCAAACAAGCCGAATTGCAGGCCAATGCGCAGATTGAGCAGGTCAAAGCGCAATACGCCGCGCAGGAAGCCGAGGCCAAGCGCAACTACGAAGCTCAGCTTGAGCAGGCTCGGATGCAGATGCAGGCCGAGGTGGATAACAACCGCCAGCGCGCTGAAGCCGAGCAGCACACGCTGAAGATTCAGCAGGAAGCCCAACTCGCTCAGTTGAAGCTGCAGAACGACGACGCAGCCCATCAGCGTGAGATGGCTTTCAAGTGGGAAGTCGCCCAGCTCGAAGCCGCAACCAAGATTCAGGTCGCCAACATCGCCAGCAAGGCCAAGTTGGACGACGCCGCAACCCAAGCCGCCACCGCCGAAGTCAGCGCGGACGTGACTCAGTAACCAAGGAACACCATGCCTTCATTTGCCATTGGCGCCACGATCAATCTGACGGTCGATGCCGACGACACCTACACGTTCACCGGCATTGCCGACATGACGATCACCTCGACCCAGGGGACGCAGACGGTGCACCTGGACGGTACGCAGACCATCGGACCTTACAAGGTGCAAACGTCGGTGTCGATCAAGGCAATCACTGCCGGATCGTATGACCGCATCTACGCGGCCAACGGTGCTTTTACGCTGGGTAGCCTGACCGCGGCCGAGATCGCCGTGGTGAACGCATCCCTTGCGGCTGGCACGGCATCGTTCCCTGTCGGCACGTTGGCCACGGTCGATGGGGCCATGTGGTCGCTGGCTGGGCTTGGCACTTCTGCTGTATTTTCATCGGTGGGCGGCTCTGGTGGCAGTTCGGCGACTATCGCCGACCTACTGCGCACCCAGCCATTGTTTGTTCCTGTTCGCGGCTTCCTGAACAACTGGAAATCCTTGTCGGCCTCAAATGCAGCCGCCACTGATAGCCAACTTCCCGTTGCTTCGCTGAACTCCGGAACCGTCAATCTGGCCGGGCGCTTGAACAAGTCGGCGGGCACCATTGCGGCCAAGGGTGAGAACATCCTAAACCTTCCGACCGGCTACGAGCCCGCATATTTGCAAGGGCATGCAGGTGGCTTCCTCGAAGCAACGACCTTCAACGTCATTGCCTGCCAGATCGGCTTCGATGCCCAGGGGACGCTGCCCATCATGACGGCTAACGTCAACACGGCCACGACCCCGTTCTTGTTGGAGACGAATGCCAGTTTCAAGGCCGCACCCATCCTCAGCGGCGCGGCGTACCAGCGCAATGCGGCCGTTTCCGACGATGTGGCTGTGCTGTTTCCGGCCGCGCTTCCTGCTTCGGCCAAAGTCTGCATGTACTTCCATGGCGCAGGCGATGACTATTTGAGCCACCTCACCGGCATCACGGCGGCCACTTCCACGCAGTTGTTGTTCCGTGCCACGCTCAAGGCGTTGCTGGCCGATGGCTGGATCGTCATCACGTCGTCTGGTGGATCGATCACCGACCACTGGGGAAACCCGGCGAGTTGGCTTGCAACCCAGGCCGCGCTTGCGTGGCTGAAGACCAAGTTGACGGTTGCAAAGCTCAGCGTGGTTGGTCAGTCGATGGGCGGGCTGACATCGTTGCGTGCGCTGGCGCAGTACTCGGGCATCACCAACTGGTATGGCATCTACCCCGTTTGCAACCTGGCGTACATGCAGGCGTCCAGCAGCTTCACATCGGCGATCAACACGGCATTTGGTGGTGCGCCAGGGTTTGCAGCCAACGTCGCGGATTGCGATCCGATGCAGTTTTCTACCTCGCAGTACGGAGGCAAGAACATGCGCATGACCGCATCCGCTTCCGACACCATCGTTTCCAAGGCCAACAATTCCGATCTGCTGGTGACAAAGGTCACGGGCACGGCGGCATCAGTTGTGCTGACCACGCATACCGGCACGCATGGCGATCCTTCTGCCTTTATTCCTGCCGACGTGGTGGCCCAGTGCAACCTGTAGTCGTGGCTACCACTGCTGGTCGTTGAGGTCTTCCCACTGCCGGCGATGTTCTTCAGGCGAGACATTCCGGTGGTGCCAGGCCTGCCAGGCGACAGCAAGTCCGGCGATGACAAAGACGCTCACGCCAGTAGCGATGGCGAACCAGTGAATTCCTTGCATTTCCGGGCCTTTTGGTAATTTGTTGAGCAGATGCAACTGTAACCCGATGCATAAACCGCGCCAATCCGGGAGCGAAACCATGTCACTAGAAGCCAAGATCCACCAAGCCAGCCGAGCGAAGGAAGTCCTCGATAACGAGGTCTACCAGCAGGCTTTCACCGACTACAAGACGGAGATCATCAAACAATGGGAAACCTCACCAGCCCGCGACGAGGACGGCCGCCAAAGGCTTTGGCTGATGCTCGCAACGCTGAACAAAGTGCAGTCGATGCTGCAAACCACGATGGAAACGGGGAAACTGGCAGCGCAGGAGCTGGAGCACAAGAAGTCGATCGCCGACCGGCTGAAGGAATCGCTTGGCATGACGCTGTGAAGCATGTGAAGAACAAGCACTGCTTCCACTACCAGATCGCCACAGTCTGGCATCCGGACGCCGACTGCGAAGTGCTCGACACGCACCACGGCAATGTGCGCGTGCAGGTCGGGGAGCCGGCCTACCAACTGACCACCGGGGAAATCATTGAACTGCGATGACAAAAATCATCGCGCTTGACTACGACGACACCTACACGGCAGATCCTGAACTGTGGGATCTGTTCATTGCGGCAGCCGTCAAGAATCGACACCTTGTGGTGTGTGTGACGTTTCGCTATCAGGACCGGCAGCCTATTGACGCGCCACCACCTGGGATTGAGTTGTTCTATACAGGCGGTCAGCCCAAAGGCGCATACATGGCAGCTCAGGGCCTGATGCCGGACATCTGGATCGATGATATGCCGGACCTCATCGGTCCCACCAGAAGGCTTTTAGAGCCAATCTAATTCAGCGTTTGCCCAACGCGCATGGATAGCCATTTCGGCTTATTAGTTGGGCAGGCCAGCGCAGTGATGCGTCGCCAAAGGAGAACGAGTGGACACGTCTACGACACCCACAGGCTCGGAAACGAGCGATTCAAGCCTCACCACAGCAGAGGCTGGCGCGGCATTCGCGTCGATGCTGGACCCGGTAGAGCCTCCTGAAAAGGAAGAGCCTGCCGCCGTTGAGGCTGAAGCGCAGCCCAACGAACAGGAAGAGGGGGCCAACCCCGAACCATCTGAAGCAGAGGGAGATGAGATCGTCACCGTCCTTGTTGACGGCAAGCCGGTCGAACTGACCAAAGCCCAGATCGCCGAGGCGCACAAGAGTGGCCTACGGCAAGCGGACTACACGGAGAAGACGCAGAAACTCGCCGAGCAGCGCAAAGCCGCTGAAGCAGAGACCGCGAAGGCCCGTGAAGAACGCCAGAAGTACGCCGATGGCCTGAACAAGGCCGCCGCGGTACTGGAAGCGCAGCTGCAAGAGCAGCAAAACATCGATTGGCAGCATCTTCTGGACACTGATCCGGTCGAGTATCTGAGGCAGCAACACATCGCCCAAAAGCGACACGCCGACCTGCAACAGACGCTCAACCAAAAGGCCCAGCTGGAGGAGGTTGTCAAAGCCGAGCAGGCGTCGAGCTATCGCGAACACATCCAGAACCAGCGGGATTTGCTTCTCGCCAAGGTGCCTGAATGGAAGGACGAGGCGAAGATGAAGCAAGGCACCCAGGAGATCAAGGACTACCTGCTCAAAGCTGGGTATTCGGAGTCCGAAATCTCGAACGTTCACGACCATCGCGCCGTGCTGAATGTCCGCAAGGCCATGCTGTACGACCAGATGGTGGCAAAGGCATCCGTCGCGGCCAAGAAGATCAACGCCACCCCGGCTCGGGTTGAGCGTCCTTCCACTGGTCAGACCCAAAACGTCGACAAACGCTCGGTTGCATTCCAGCGATTGAGCAAGTCTGGGCGCGTCGAAGATGCCGGCGCCGTGTTTGCATCCCTTTTAACCTAACGCCGAGAGGCGCAGGAGCCATTCATGACCGCACCTACCAATACCTTTGTTTCCACCGCCGCGATCGGGAACAGGGAAGATTTGGCCGATACCATCTACCGAATTTCCCCAACGCAGACCCCCTTGCTGAGCATGGCCAGCAAGACCAAAGCGACGGCCACGTTGCACGAGTGGCAGACCCAGGATCTCGCCGCAGCCGCCAGCAATGCGCAGGCTGAAGGCGACGACGCCGCCGCCAAGGTTGTGACGCCCACCGTCCGTCTGGGCAACCGCACCCAAATCAGCACCAAGACCGTTTTCGTCTCCGGCACGCAGCAAGCAACCCTTTCTGCCGGCCGCAAGGACGAGATGGGCTACCAGATGGCCCTGGCCTCTCTGGAACTGAAGCGCGACATGGAGTTGGGCCTGACCCAGAACAACACCGCGGCTACCTCGCCACGCACCTCGCGCGGCCTGGTGGGCTGGGCCGGTGACAACGTGGACGCTGGTGCCGGCTACGTCGCTCCGAACTACGTCACCAACGTGGCGCAAACCGACGGCACGCAAGCCGCCTTCACCGAAACGCGCATGAAAAACGTGCTGCAGAAGGTCTACACCGCTGGTGGCGACCCCGACACGATCATGTTCGGCCCGCTGGCGAAGCAAACCTTCTCCAGCTTCACCGGCAACTCGACCCGTTTCGACAAGGGCGAGGACAAGAGCCTGACCGCATCGGTGGACGTGTATGTAGGTGACTTCGGCGAGCTCAAGGCTGTGCCGAACCGCTTCCAGCGCGCCCGCGATGTGTGGGTGCTGCAGTCCGACAAGCTGGCGGTGGCCTACCTGCGTCCCTTCACGACCATCGACCTGGCTCCTACCGGCGACTCGATGAAGAAGGAAATCGTGGTCGAGTACTGCCTGGAAAACCGGGCACCCAAGGCCCACGGCGGGATTTTGGACATTCTGTAAGCTCCTGGCCCGGCTAACCACCGGGCCTTTTCTTTCCCTCAACGCTGAGAAGCGCAGGAGCCTTCATGGGCAATCGATTTGACGACAGCATCACGGTCACAAAGACCGGTATTGCCATCACGACCTCCGGCACGTCTGCCGGCGGCGCAATTCCTACCGCATCGAGCGGTGAAATCCCCAGATACATCCGCGTTGCCGCCTCTGCCGCGGCGTGTGTCCGCATCGGTGCTGGCGCGCAGACTGCCGTCGCCACCGACTTGCAAGTTCAACCCGGTGACGCCGTGATCCTTCACGTTCCTTCTGGCGTCACCAACATTGCCGCGATTCAGGTTGCCGGCCCAGGTGTGGTGCAGGTCAGCCCCCTGGAGAACTGCTAATGAGCGGCTTGCAGTCCAGCATCCACGTTCAGGACGGCCGCATGGTCGTCTCCAACACCCAGGATTGCACGCCCATCGCTGAATACGCCAAGTCGCAGCACAACATCGGTGCGCATGGCACCAGCGAGATGAAGCACGCCGCACGCATCCCCATGGTGATGGTCGAAAAGTACATCAACGACAACGGGATCAGCTTCTCCGACTGGTGCAAGGACAAGGCCCACATCAAGCGGATGCTGCAAGACCCGGCGCTGGCGCATTTCCGCATCTGGCCTGGAGCAATCTGATGTCGCTCGCTACCTATTCCGACCTGCTGGCCTCTGTTGCAGCCTGGGCGAACCGTGCCGACCTGGATGCGATCATTCCCGATTTCGTGACCCTGGCCGAAGCGCGGATCAACCGCGACCTTCGCCTGCGCATGCAACTGGTCAGCACGACCTTCAGCACGGTCGGCGGTACGCGCTCGCAAGCGCTTCCTTCCGACTGGCTGGAATTCCAGAACCTCGACGTGTCTGGCGGTGCCTCCTCTGCGCCATTGAACTATGTGCCGCTCGGCTACATGGAAGAGAAGTTTCCCGACAACGGCTCGCTCGGCAAGCCCAGCATCTACACCTTGCAAGCAGGCAACTTCCTGCTCGCACCGACCCCGGACATTGTTTACACGCTCAAGGCGGTGTATTACGCCAAGTTTCCGGCTCTCAGCGTCACGCCGACCAACTGGCTGTTGACCAATCACCCATCGGTCTACCTGAACGCCTGCATGAAGGAATTCAGCCTGTACACGATGAACGACGAGCGCGCCGCACGCTGGGAGGCCATGTACAAGAGCGCCATCAAGGACGTTCAGGACGCTGACGACTCGGCCCTGTCCAGCGGCTCCGCACTGAGGGTGCGCGCAGGATGAACCCCATCGTTGGTTTTGCGCCGGATTCAGACCCTCTGGTGCCGGGGATCTTCCTCGACTGCGCCAATGTGGTGCCTTACGAATCCGGGTTCCAGGGTGCACCGACGCCGGTCGCGGTGGCTGCTGCTGCGCTCGCTGCCGAATGCCGCGGTGCGATTGTTGCGACGAAGCTGGACGGCACGCGCCGGGTGTTCGCCGGAACGCAGACCAAGCTGTACGAGCTCACCGGATCGACCTGGACCGACCGCAGCGCAGGCACTTACACCGGCTCCAGCGAGTCGCGATGGAGCTTCTGTCAGTTCGGTGATACGACGGTGGCCTCCAATCTGACGGACGCCATGCAGTCGTCGGCCTCCGGGGCTTTTACTGCGATTGCCACGGCCCCCAAAGCCAAGATCGTCGTCAGCGCATCGTCCAATTTCGTGATTGCTTTCAACACGAACGACGTGACCTATGGGGCTTCACCGGACCGCTGGTGGTGCTGCGCTCAGAGCGATCAGACCAACTGGACACCCAACGTAGCCAACTCGGCCAACACGGGGCGCCTGGTGGCGATTGAAGGCCCCATTCAGGCCGCCATGACGCTTGGGGATTACGTGGTGGCCTACAAAGCCCGCGGCATCTTCATTGGCTCGTTTGCCGGCGCGCCAGTGGTCTGGCAGTGGAACCTGGTGCCAGGCGGCGAGGCGGGTGCTGTTGGTCAGGATGCGGTCTGCGACATCGGCGGGGCACATTTCATCGTCAGCAACGACAATTTCTGGCTGTTCGATGGCACCCGTCCTCAACCCATCGGCACGGGTGTGGTGCGCAAGTGGTTCCTGGACAACTCCAGCCCGAGCTACCGCAACCGGACCAAAGCCTCCTACGACAAGCAAAACAACCTGGTGCGGGTAAGCTTCCCCTCGCTTGCATCGAGTGGCGCGTGTGACACATGCCTCGTGTACCACGTGGTTGCCAAGAAGTGGGGCCGCGCCGATACGACGCTTGAGGCGCCGCTGAACTACATCTCGCCCGGCGTGACGATTGACGGCCTGGATGCATATGCCAGCACCATCGATACGCTGCCAAACATTCCGGTTGATTCGCAGTACTGGCTGTCTGGCGGGCAGGTTTCGGCGTACTTCAACACGTCGCATCAACTGGTTTCGCTAAACGGCATCACGCAGGCGTCCAGCTTCACGACGGGTGACATGGGCGATGACGACGCCGTGACGATCCTGGACCGGTTCCGGGTCCGCTATGTCAATCGGCCAACAACAGCGATTGCCTCGGGCTCGTTCAAGTTCAACGAGGGTGATGCGCTGGTCGCAGGGCCATCGGGCGCGATCAATGACGGCAAGTTTGACATCCGTCAGACGGGCCGGTTCCATCGCATCCGCGTGGACATGACCGGGCCGCACAAAGAGACGGCCTTCGACGGTAAGCCCAAGGTAACGGGGGCGCGATGAAAGAACTTTCTCTGCGCCCGTATCACGGACGGCTGTTCGTCGCCAAGTCGCGCAAGGAGTACGAGCGCGAGCATGTCAATCTCTTCAAGACGCCGGACATCCTGACTTGCGCCCAGGTTGGCCGCTTCACTGGCGGGGAGGGCAAGGATGGGATGTGGACCTATCTGATATGGGCGGCTGCTACCCCGCAACTGGTGCACGAACTGAGTCACGCCGTTCTGCACGTTTTCGAGCGCTGCGGTATCGATCCTCGGGAGGCGGGCGGGGAGCCGTTCTGCTACATGCTGAGCCAACTGTTGCAGGAGGCCGCATGAGGCTCGAAGAAAACCCGCAGCTTCCAATCGGTGCCACCAGCCCTTACGAGGTGGCGTTGAACCAACTGCTGACCCGCGTCTTCCGTGCGTTTGCTCAGAAGGCCAATCAGATCGCCGATGGTCGTGTTTCGGCCATCGACAACGCGCTTACATCGGCCCCAACCACGGGGCAGTACCAGCGTGGCGATTTTGTCCGCAACAGCGCACCGGTAGAGGCCGGAACCGCGGGCAGTAAATACGTCGTGACAGGCTGGATCTGTGTCGCCGCGGGCTCGCCAGGCACCTTTGTGCAGCACCGCGCCCTGACCGGCAACTGACTTTAAACAACCCCTAACGCTGCGAAGCGCTGGAGAGCACATGGCAAACCCATATCTTGCGACCGAAAACCCCTATCTGACCTCCAGCATTGACAAGGCGCAGGGCGATCTGGTCAGGAACTACAACATGACGGCCCAGCCGGCGTACAACAACGCCATGGTGAAGTCGGGCTCGTTCGGCAATGCCGGCGTGCAGCAACTGAACGAAAACTCTCAGAAGAATCTGCAAAGTTCTCTGGGTGACATCTCGAACACGCTGCGTGGCAACGCCTACAACCAGAACATCCAGAACTACCAGTGGGATCAGAATTTTGATCGCAGCCTGTACAACGACGCCTTCAGCCAGAACAACCAGAACCTGCAAACCGGCATCGGCCTGCTGTCGGCCATGAACGGCTACAACCAGCAGGATCTGAACAACGGGACGACGGTCCAAAACACCCCGCTGAACTACTACGGGCAGTTTTCCCAGAACGCCAACAGCCTGGGGCAGGGCTTCGGCACCACGACCGGCGTGCAAGGCAGCTCGGGCAGTCCAATCACCTCGGCCCTGGGTGGCGCGCAGCTCGGCAACAGCATCTACAACCAGTACAAGAACGGCTCTGGCAACACCGATTGGGTGAGCGGCTCGGGCAACTACGCCCAATACACCAACCCGGACTACGGCCAGTTTTTCTGATGCCAGTTGTTCGGCCGGCCTCCATTGACTTTGAGGCCGCGGTTCAAGGATTGACGCCAGCCTTCGATCTGTCGGAGGTCCACAACGCATGCACCTGGGTTACCAAGTGCCAGCAGGACATGGCCCAGCTGTGGCGCGACGGTAGCCTTTGGGCCGTCACCGAGGTGGTGGAAACCAAGCGCGGCCGCGCCCTGCATTTCGTTGCGATGGCCGGCGATTACGTCGATTCACTACGCATCGAGATCGAGGCCTGGGGCAAGTCCGTTGGCTGCAACAAGGCATTTTTTACCGGTCGCAAAGGGTGGGCGAAGCGCCTCCCGGCTTACCGGATTCGCACAGTGACTCTAGAAAAGGACATTTGACATGCCAGACGCAATCATCGGTCAGGTGGCAGGCGCTGCCGTTGGCGGCCTGCTTGGCGGTGGTGACAGTGGAGGCGGTGCGGGCACGACCACGGCCACCAAGGAACCTTGGGCAGAAGCCGCGCCCTGGATCAAGAGCAACCTCGCCACGGGCCAGGCGCTGCAGAGCCAGTACGCCGCCAATCCGTTCAATCAGCAGCAACTTGCCGCGCTGGGGAATATGGGCAATCAGACTTCCTACATGAACACGCTGATTCCCGACCTTTTGGGGCAGATCAGCGGGCAGCAAACCGGCTTCAACCGCGACAACCCGAGCGCACGGCCTGCCTCGTACAACTTCGGCACGACCGGTAACCAGTCGGGCAATTCCGGCCTGTTGGCCATGCTCGCCCAGCGCCAGCAGACCGCGCCCATGACGACCACGGCAGGCCTGGGCTATGCCATTCCTCAAGCTACGATGGCGATGGAGCAACCAGTCAAGGCGCCAGCAACAGGTCCACAGTACCAAGTGACGGACCCGTTCGCAGCCTTCAACAGCGACGGAGGCCGTTGATATGGCTGGCTTGCTCGACTTCCTCAACAACCCCGACGCCCAGCTTGGCATCAACCTGCTGGCTGCTGGTGGCCCTTCCACCGTGCCGATGAACATCGGCCAGCGTGTGCAGGGCGCTATGCAAGTGGGCCAGGCGCAGAACATGGAGAAGCTGAAGAATGCTCTCCTGCAATCGCAGATCGCCGAAAACACCAGCCAAGATGCCATGCGCCGTCAGCAGTTGGCGATGTCCCAACGGCAAATGGACATCCAGAACCAGTTGCTCGGCATCGGTCAACCAGCGACCACCACGCAGCAGCCTGGAGCGATGCCTGGGGCCAACATCACCAGTAGTGCCGGCACGGCACCAATGCCCGGCCAAAACGTGGCAGGCAGTGGCGGCACTGCGCCCATGCCCGCGCCTTATGCTGGCGCGCAGCAGGGCACGCCAGCGGCCGGCACGCTCGATGCCATGTCCAAGCAATACGGCATCCCCGCCGAAGCGCTGAAATACGACCTCGTTTTCAACGGCGGCAAGGGTATCGCGGCCATGGTGGAGAAGCGCGGCACGCCGGATATGCAGGTGACGAATGGCTATGCCTACGACAAGAACAAACTGCAGCAGGGCTTCATCCCTGGCGTGAACACCGCGGCCAACGGCATGACCTCTGTGACTATGCCAGACGGGCAGGGCGGTGTACGTGTTGGAACCCCCATGGGCGCGCTGGAAACCTACGGTGCTTACCAAGACATCACCAATCGCAGCGGAGCCGCCTACAAAGAAGGCACGCCGACCATTGGACCTGATGGTCGCAAGCGCATCGGCTCGGTCCTGTCCAACGTGCAGCCAGCGACCTCTGACTATCGGGCATCGCTGCAGAACCTGCCTCAGGCTCAAGGCGGCATGACCAGCAGTTTCCAGGGTGCTCCAGAAACGGTTCTGCCGATGATCGCTGCCATCAAAGATCCACAGGAGCGCGCCAACGCCTATGACGCCTACTCGCGGCAGATGACTAACGGCGGCCCGACCGTGGGCGCACCTGGTGGCAATGTGGTGGAGCTGTCGCCGCAGGAACAAAGCCGGAACACCGCTGATTCTGCTTATCAGAGCGGTGTTGCCAAGGATCAGGTCGAGCAGCGCAAGAACATCGTTTCTGCTGGTTTCAGTGCGCCAAGTCGCATTGCGAAGCTGCAGCAGATCGACAAGCTGTTGGGCGACTTTGAAGGCGGCGCGCTCTCTGACAAGGGTGTTCAGTTCGCCAGCGCAATGAACTCGCTCGGCATGAAAGTGGACAAGAACCTCCCGAACAAGGAAGCGGCGCTTGCCATGAGCCGAGAGATTGCCCTTGGCCTGCGCAATCCTGCTGGTGGTGCTGGCATGCCCGGTGCGATGTCGGATGCCGATCGGAATTTTCTTTCCAGCATGACGCCTGATATCGGCCAGACGGCACAAGGCCGCAAGCAAATCATCCAGGCCGGCATCGCGGTCGAAACACGCAATCAGCAAGTCGCCGATTTCGCTCGGAAGTACGAGGCGAAGTATGGGAAGCTCGACAACGGCTTCTATTCTCAACTCGCAAATTGGTCCAGCGCTAACCCGCTGTTTGGCAAATGAGTGGATTCGATCCTGATGTGTTCGGCACACCCAAGGGGGAGGCAACGTCTGCGGGTTTCGATGAGTCCATTTTCTCGACACCGAAAGCTCCAGCCAGCACCCTGGAGCCGAAGGCGAAGGGAACAGGCTCGGCAGTCATGGATACTGGAAATGCCCTGGGGACGGGGTATTTTCGTGGTCTGACGCGCCTAGCCGGCCTACCTGTGGACACCGCGGCCAACGTGCTCGACCTCGGCAAAGCACTTATCGGCACGCCGTATACCGCCATCACTGGCAAGACTCCAGATGCACTGCAGATTCGTCCTCGCGACGAGATTCCAGGCTCCAGCGAATGGCTTCTGAAGCAGGCGCGCAAGTCCGATGCTGGGCGTTTGATGGTCGATCCGGCCAACCCTGACTATGAGGGTGGATACACACAGGCCATCGGCGGCGCCTTGACCGGCGTGATGAAGCCTAACACCGTCCAGCAAGCGGTGAATCAGGGCATCAATTCCGCACTTAGCGCAAGTTCTGGCAAGCTGGTCTATGACTCCACGGGCGACACGGCGTTAGCCATCGCCGCCGGCATGGCCCCAACCGGTATCCAGACATACGGCACGGATTTGGTTCAGCGCGGCGTGCGCGGTGGTGAAGCTGGCCGGCAGAACATGGCGCAGCGCATCCAAGATCTGAAGAATGCGGGCGTTGACAATCCGACGCTTGGCCTTGCCTCGGGTAACAAGCTAATTGGCGGTGTGGAAAATCTGCTCCAAAGCACGCCTGGCGCCCTAACGGTGATGGGCAAAGCTCGGGATGCCGCCATCGCTGGCTTGCAGCAAAAGGCCCAAGAGGCGGCCAACCAAGCATCCAACAACCGCGGCACACTGGAATCTGGCATGTCTATCCAGAGTGGGCTGAACCGTGACTTCAGGGACCAGGGCAAGGCTACGACAAAGCAGCTATACAACAAGCTGGATGAAGTGATCCCAGCACAAACGCCGGTCAATGTGGCCAACACCAAGGCAACGATCCGAGCACTGAATCCCGAGATCGAGGGTGCCCCAAACCTGTCGCCGCTGTTCCAGAATTCGCGCATGCTTGGCATCGGCCGAGCCATTGAGGCCGACACGCAAGGTACGCGTCCGGGCGTCATGCTGGACATTCGTGGTGGTGGTGGTCTGATGAATGCGCCCGTCGCCGTTCCAGTAGCCGCCATCCCTGGTGGATCGTCCACCGACAAGCTGCCATTCACCGCTGTGAAGCAGTTGCGCACCGCCGTGGGGAATGAGATTTCCGACAACACCATCATGAGTGACGTTCCACGCAGCAAGTGGAATCCGCTCTATGGTGCATTGAGTGGCGACATGCGCACCGCCGCAGAACAGACCAGTCCAGCCGCTACCCAGGCCTTCAATCGCGCCAACAACTACAACCGCGCCAACTTGGCCCGGATGGAACGCGTGGCGCCTTTCGCCGATGCAGGAACACCAGAACAAGCCTTCCGCATGTACGCCAAGTCTGCAGAAGACAACTTGTCCACCCTGCAGGCGGTGAAGAAGTCTCTTCCAGAGGGTGCGCGCGGTGATGCCGCTGGAACCGTGATCGAGCGGCTTGGACGGGCTACCAACGGTGTGCAAAACGATGCTGGCACGGCATGGAGCCCTGAAACGTTCCTGACCAACTGGAACCGCATGACACCGGCAACCCGACAAGAGCTTTTTTCGGGCTTCAAGAACTCGGCAGAAGTCAAGTCAGCGGTAGACAGCGTAGCTCGCGCCACCAGCATGATGCGCGACACCTCCAAGATGTGGGCCAACCCGTCCGGTACGGGCGCGAACTCTGCAGCACGCGGGATTTTGGCCACTGTGGCCGGCGGCGGTGCGGCCGCGCTTGGTGGCTTGCTGAATCCTGCCGTGCCACTCAGCGCAGCGGCCGGTATTGGTGGCATCAACATGCTTTCTCGGGCTGTCACGTCGCCTCGCGTGGTCAATGCCATGGCATCGAAGAACTACATCGATCCAGAGCTGGTCAACGCCCAAGTTAACGCCCTGGTCGGCGGCGGACTGCTAAATCAGCGCTAAGAAAAAGACAAAGACCGACACGCCGATGACCAGGATCGGCACGACCAGCCACAGGGCGGCCACGGAGTTTTCGGTACTTTGATCAGGTTTCACTTTTAGTTCCAGACCCGCCACCGAGCGGGTTTTCGCATTTTAGGAGCAACATGGCAGTTCAAACCACCCTCGCCAGCCTTTCGACCAACGCCGCCCTGAACGGCCCGGACGGCGCCTCTGACCCACCCTCGACACTGGACGATGCGATCCGTTACCACGGCGCATTCATCGCCACATTGCGTGACCAGGCCGACGCCATCACCAACCAGACTTGGCAGAACCTCACCGCCAGCCGTGCGATCAACACGACGTACACCAACAGCACAGGCCGGTCCATCATGGTCGCTGCCTCTGCATCTGGCCTGGTTGCGAACAGCACACTTGCCGTGGCCTGGAACATTGCCGGGGTGTCTGGGATCGGGATCAACGTCGCCACTGCGGGATCGACGCCAGCCAACACGACCTTGACCGCTTGCGCACTCATCCCGAACGGTGCCACTTATGTCTTTGCGGTCACGCAGGGCTCGCTCACCTCCTGGTTCGAACTTCGTTGAGGCGCACATGAAATACTTCAAAAACCCCGCGAATGTCGTCTACGCATTCGAAGCCGATGGATCGCAGGACGCCTTCATCGGGCGCGAGTTGAAAGCCATCTCAAAAGCCGAAGCCGATGCGTTGAGCCAGCCGGCCGCAGTTGCCCCGCAGCCTCGCCAATTCACAAGTCTTGAACTACTCGACCTGTTCACCGCTGGCGAGCAGCTTTCGGTTGCAACAGCGGCCATGACCAATCCGCAGGTCAAGCTCTGGTACGACCGATTACTGGCTGCGCAGTACGTGACGATTGCAGACCAGCGCACGCGAGATGGTTTGTCTGCCTTGGTGGCCATGGGCCTACTCACTGCGGAGCGGAAGGCGTCGATTGTTGCAGCAATGGAGGCCACGTGAGATTCCTCCTAACCCTCATCCTCTGCGCGCACCTCCTGACGCCCATCGCTGTATGGGCTCAGTCCACCATGAAAAGCCCGCTCAGCTACAGCCTCTATGAGTACGGCGCCATGCTGGGCATTGCAATGCTCGGCGGCTTGGTGCGGTGGTATCTGGCCATCCGCAAGGGGGATGCGATGACCTACAGCCTTTCCGCCCTGATTGGTGAGCTGTGCGTGAGCGCATTCGTGGGGCTGATCACGTTCTGGATCTGTGAAGCCTTGACCATCCAGCCCTTGTACACCGGCGCGATTGTGGGCGTGTCGGGTCATCTTGGCGCGCGGATGCTGGTGATGGTGGAGCGCGCAGGTAAGCGCCTGGCTGAGAAGCGGCTCGGCATCAGCCTGGAAGAGACAGGTAACGCACCTTTGGGAGAACGCTGATGAATGCAAACCGACAAGCCTTCCTCGACATGCTCAGCGTGTCCGAGGGCACCAGCACCAGCCCAATGACGCAGAACAAAGGTTACGACGTATGAAGTATAATTGCCAATTTACTTATGGAGTTGGCAATGGTATTTCACAAGCATCCTATTTACAGAGCATGGATTGCAATGCGCCAGCGCTGCGAAAACCCAAACAATACCGCGTACAAATTCTATGGCGGCAAGGGAGTAAAAGTTTGTCCGCAATGGGGAACATTCGCGAAATTCCTAGCCGATGTTGGGGAGCCGCCTGCGCCTGGATTCACGCTGGACAGAATCAATCCATCCGGGGACTATGAACCAGGAAATGTTCGGTGGGCCTCACGATTTACTCAGGCAACAAACACGAAGATAAGGGAAGACAACTCATCTGGACTGAAGGGCGTCTCGTGGTTCCATAGGACCAACCGCTGGTTTGTTTTTATAAACCATGAAAAAAAGCGTGTTGCATTGGGATATTACGAAGATTTCTTCGAAGCCTGCTGCGTTAGGAAAAGCGCGGAGCATTTTATATGGTCTGGTCCAAGTCCTCATCTGTATATCGCATCTCTTAAGGATCGGCTAAAGGCCATTCCGAATAAAGGATTGTTTAAAAATGGGCACTCAATTAAGCGTAAATCGAAAAGCGTTCCTTGATATGCTATCGATATCAGAGGGAACATCAACTCACCCAATGAGCCGGAATAATGGTTTTGACGTGATCGTGACCGGGCTTGATGGTCCTGAAATCTTCGATGACTACAGCGACCACCCGTTTGCCAACGGTCGCAAGCCAAAGCAGATCAACAGCAAGGGCCTGTACTCGACCGCTTCCGGCCGCTATCAGTTCATGCTGAAGGACTGGGCGCACTACAAGAAGCAGTTGAACCTGGCCGATTTCGGGCCGGTGTCTCAGGATCTGTGGGCCATTCAGTTGATCCGCGAGCGTGGTGCCCTGCCGCTGATCGATGCTGGCTCGTTCGATCAAGCCGTGGCGGCCGTGCGCAACCTGTGGGCATCTCTGCCAGGGGCCGGGTATGGCCAGCCCGAGAGGTCCATGCAAGCGCTACGTGCGGCGTATCTGATGGCCGGGGGCGAAGTGCTGTGATCGCCTGGCTGTCGCCCAAGACCTGGATTGCCCTAGGTCTGGCTGCGTTCCTCATCTTCACCCACGCCTTCATCTATCGCGCCGGCAAAGCATCTGTCCGCGCCGATTGGGACAGATCCACCATCGCCCAGCAGCAAGCCGCGGCTTCGGCCGAATCCGAAAACCGCCGTCTTGAAACCCTTCGTCAATCCCGAGTAATAGAGGCACAAAATGCAGCTACAAAACGCACGCAAGCCTTTCAGGCTGCTTATCTTGCTGTTGACGCTGAGCGCCGCAGGTTGCTCGACCTTGCCAGCGCCCCCACTGCCTCAAACGTGCCCGGCCAACCCGAAGCCGCCGGAGATCGGGCTACAGCTTCCATCCGTTCCGTACTCGGAGCGTGTACGGCTGAAGTTCAAGAGCTGGGCCGAGCAGCTGACCAGCACGCCAGCGATGTAAAGATGCTGCTTGAGGCTTGGCCAAGATGAGCGACATCACCTACCGCATCGTGCACCGCCGCGACACCGTGCTGGTGTTTGAGCGCGGCCCGGACAAGCGCCCCACGTCATCGCTGCAGGTCGCGCGCATGGGCGACAACGGCATGATCGACAGCCTGATGGGCGCAGGCTTCTACAAGCTGATGGAGACAGTTGGGCTCAAGCCCTTCCACGAAATGGGCGTGTCCCACGTCTACGCGGCAATGACAGACATCCACCTCGACATGCTGCGTGAGCGAATGCCGCTCGTTAAGGCAACTTGGTTGCGCCCAACAGTGGTTGACGGCATACCCATGAATTGGGTGGAGATAACGGCCTCGGGCGAGGAAGGCGCGCATTTCACAGAGTCGAACTTTGCCGTCCTCTAGGCTCGACTTATCGGGGACGAAGATTTAGAATCTAGGCCTCGGCCAGCTGGTCTGACACCTCGGAAAGACGAGGGCTATCAAGTTAGGCTTTAGTTCAGAACTGGAGAACACCGCGAGCCGTAAGGCAGTGCGGAGGGGCCGTTGCATTTGCCGTGCTCGGAGGCCTAACTTGATGGTGAATGCGCAATTGCTGATGCGCGAGCGATAGAACCGCTATCTCTATCCGTGTAGCGGGAGTTTGTGATGGGCGCCGGGGCAATCCTTAGAGGCGACGCACACAAGCAGGAAATTCAGCACCTGCCACCATCACCCCAATCCAAGGCAGATAGCCCCATCTTCACCGGCAGTGGGTGGGATTGGCGCCATTGGCGCACGGAGGATGGGTTGATGCTGGCCGGTGCTGATCTCCGGCTTACTACACCCTGCGATCTCTCGCGCTTCGTCTCGCATCCGGGCCTGGTGCATGAACCCGTCACTTGCTCTAGGCGCATCAGCCTGCGCATTCACCATCATTGAAGCGCCCCGGTCGTGAGCCGGGCGAGGTATCCGTTTCGGGTAGAGCTCGTTGCACATCCTACGCGGTCCGCTTGTACTTCGCTCGCCGCGCCGACGCTTCAATGATGGCCCTGCCCTCGCAGGGTCCATGAAATCCTATCCCCCTGCCTCGATGCGGGCAAAGACGGCATCCAGTTCGGCCGGCGTGGTAGCGACGAAATATCGCTGCTCTACCAATTCCGCGAATTTGGTTAACTCCGCCAGCATGTTTCCCGTCGCCCTGGACTGCACCACGTCGTAGGCGCCCTCAATGCCGGCATAGTCGATCTTGCCCGTCAGGAAGCCGGCCTTACGTGCAGTCTCAATGATCTCGTCTTTCGTCATGTCGGCTCTTCCAGGTAGGTGGGTGGGAAGTTAGAGCGTCTGGCTCTCAATGTCGAAAGGCGTGCCGTCCACGTCATCGCATATCCAGACCTCTTCGTCGTTCAGCGACGGCTCCCAGGATGCCGTGGCCCGGCCCGCCGCGATTTTGATGGCGGCCTCAAGGGTGTCGGCCTCCACGACCGTGCGGGCGCTGATGGTCACTTTTGCCTCAAGGTGGAATTTCAT